TGGCCAGCAAGAATGAACGCTTGTATGGTGGCTCAGCAATCTTGCTCTACATCAATGATGGCCGTGATGCCAGTGAGCCAGTAGATAAAAATGCCATCGTAGAAGTGGAAGGCATGGAAGTGCTAGACCGCTATCAAATTGCTCCCATGATTGGGGAGGAAAGCCTGTACGACTATGCCAAGGCCACGTATTACCAGATCATTGCTGGCGATCTAATCCAACAGCCCAACTTGCAAAAGATTCATAAGGATAGGATTTTGCGCTTTGACGGCATGTGGCTCCCCTATCGCATTAGACAAAGAAACTATGGATGGGGAATGAGTAGTATCCAGCCAATTTACGATAGCTTCCGCCACTATTGGACCGGCATTCATTCATCGTCAATGCTTTTAAGCGAGTTTGACATTTTTGTTCATAAGATTCGCAACCTTTCGCAAATGCTGGCCAATGGAAAGGAAACAGACGTGAAGAATAGGCTTGTCTTGAACGATATGAGCAAGAGCGTATATCGTGGTTTTGCTATTGATGCTGAGAAAGAGGAGCTTGAGTTCATTAGCAGGCAGTTCTCTGGTATTGGCGATGTACTAGAGAAACTGAGAATTGACATTATTGGCGCTTCTCAGATTCCTCATACTATCTTGTTTGGCGAAAGTCCTAGTGGGATTGGCGCCACTGGCCGTAGTGAAGAACGAGATTTTGCCAAGCTCTTAGGTGACTATCAAAGCAGTCACTTCCGCCGCCCATTGAAAAAGCTCATGGAGTATATCTTGCTGAGCAAGGAAGGTCCCACCAATGGGCAAATCCCCGATTCTTGGCGCATCAAGTTCAATGATCTGTTTGAGCTAAACGAAAGGGAAAAGGCTGACGTAAGAGCCCGAGTGGCAGCCGTTGATGGCCGCTACATCCAACTTGGCGTCTTGCATCCGAAAGAAGTGGCAGAAGCGCGTTATGGCGGCAGCGAATGGACAATGGAGCTTACTCTTGACCCATCGCTCCCTCGCGAACTGCCCCAGCAGACACAAGGTAAGCCAGTGCCTCCTGGCGGACGTGATCTCCTGAATGAACAGAATGGCACGCTGCCAATGGACGGCAGTAGGGAGGTGCAAGACAGTGAGGCGGGATTGTTTATGCCGCGAGATTTAGAGGAGCGTCGCGGTGACGTGAAGTTTGCCGATGAAGGATTACATAGTCAGGCCGTGTCAGCAGCAAAAAGCAAGTTTAAGGTTTGGCCATCGGCTTATGCCAGTGGCTACGTGGTACAGCAATACAAAGCTCTCTATAAGGAAAAACATGGCTCACTCTCAGGTGCTTTTAAGGGAGACGATGGTGAAATCCATGCTGATGATCTTGACCGATGGTTCAAGGAAAAGTGGGTGAGGATTGGTAGCAATGGCGAAATCATGGGGCCTTGTGGTGGTCGAGGACAGGAGGAAGGCAAACCTAAGTGCTTGCCACAGGCCAAGGCTGCAGCCATGAGCAAAGAGGAGCGCCAAACGATTGTTGCCCGCAAGCGCAAGGCCGACCCTGATCCTGAAAGGAAAGGACCGGCACGAATGGTCAGCAGCAAAGTTGATGCCATTGATCCCCTGAAAGTAGAAGGCACAATCATTAGTGGCATTGACGAAGCGGCAATCATTGAACAGGCCGATATTCAGGCGGCATTGGAAGAATGGAAACGGGAGGCCCCGGAACGGTACAAGACGCTTCTTGAGGCCACCGACCTTGACCCGCAGCAGCAATGATGCAGGAACTATCCCCAGCATCCCTCCTGGCCGACTCCATTGCCCTTAGCGCAAGGCTGGACGAGGACTGGTCCTACGATCCCCGCACAGGCCGCTACCGGGCCGCCAATGGCAGGTTCTTGAGCGGCGCCACTGTTGAGGCCATCATTGATGGTCGAGTGAACAGGACAAAAAGCGACCTAAGGGCACTAACAGCCTCTTTAGCTGATGGCACTTTGAGCCTAGAGCAATGGCAAGTGCAAGTGCGGGCAGAACTAAAGCGAGCGCACATCCAAGCGGCTTTGGTGGGCAATGGAGGGCGACAGGGGATGGATGCTGCAGCGTGGGGGCGAGTGGGATGGCGACTGCGGGAGGAGTATCGCTATCTGGAAGGCTTTGCCAGGGATTTGCTGGAGCAGCGCGTGTCAGTGCCCATGGCCTTGGCTCGTATTGGCCTTTATGGCGATAGCGTTCGGGGATCCTATTGGACTGGCACGACCATTCGCCAAGAGAAACAAGGTTATTCTCTTATGAGACGCATCTTGGACCCACAGGCTCAGCATTGTGATGATTGCCTACGTTATGCAGCAGCAGGGATCGTGGCCCTCGGGGCATTACCCATGCCTGGGCAACGATGTGCCTGCAAGGTAAGATGCCGCTGCACCATTCGTTACTACCGCTCGCAAATGCCTTGATTACCACTATCATGATGGCAGTTATTCGTTTTTTGTGGCACGGATTCTGTATTGCGGAGACGTTGGTGCTCAAACTGGCTTTGGGCGAGTAGCAGAAGAGCTTATTCCTCGGCTCAAGGAAAAGCATGAAATCCATGCCCTTGCCGTGAATTGGCATGGTGATCCATCGCCCATGCAACAGCATTGTCTGATGTATCCAGCAAGTGTTGGTGGCCCTGATCCTTTCGGCGCCCATCGCATTGCTGAACTTGCGGCAGCAATCAAGCCGGATCTTGTCTGGATCACCAATGACCTGTGGTGCATCCCTCCGCTGTTGCAGGCGCTAAAGCCACTGCGAGACCAACTGCCAATGAAAGTCTATGGTTATTCGCCCATTGACTCTTATGGTATTTTCCCAGAGTTTATGGCCCATCTTGATGGCTTGGACGGCCTTGGCACCTACACGCAATTTGGCAAACAAGAGCTTGAAAAAGCTGGATACAAAGGCACTATTGATGTGATTCCTCATGGCGTGGATCAGACTAAGTTCTTCCCCATGGATAGGGATGAGGCGCGACGTGCAGTTGGCATTGCCAAGGATGATTTTGTAGTGTTCAATGGCAATCGGAATCAGCCACGTAAGCGTATTGACATCACCATCAAGGGCTTCATTCGTTTTGCTAAGCAGTTTCCTCAAGCCCGTCTCTGGCTGCACATGGGCGTCAAGGATCAAGGGTGGGACATTATCCCCCTGTTTAATCGAGTGGCACGAGATTATGACTATGATCCCACTGGCCGCCTGATTCTCACTAATCATAATTTCAGCGTCAACAACTGCCTGTCCATTGAAGACTTGAATCGGGCATACAATGCTGCTGACATAGGCGTCAATACTTGCATTGCCGAGGGTTGGGGCCTGGTCAATTTTGAGCACGCCGCCGCTGGTATTGCCCAACTTGTTCCTGATCACACAAGCCTGAAAGAGATTTTTAACGACGTGCCACGCATTGCCTGTCTAGAGGCCGAAACTGATAAGGCTTACGGCCTAGAGCGTCCTATCCCCTCTGCAGCAAGCATGGCCGAGCTTCTTGCTGAATACTGTGAAGATCGTGGAAAACTGCACAACACTGCCCAATGGTGATATCAGAAGGCCACTGATCCTGCCTATAACTGGGACACTATCGCCCAGCAAATGATTGCTATTGTTGATCGCTGCCTGACGGCAAAACAGGCTCCAGCGTTTAAGGGTTTTGGTACTCCTGTGAGGCTGGGCTGATGCAAGTTTCGCAAATCTTTCTCAATGACGATGATAGCCTTGAGCTTTCCCCCTACCTGCAATATGCCACTAGCACTGTCAAAGATGTGTTCTCTGGAGCAGATTACAAGCTCTATGGGCGACAAGCCTTAAGGGAATTGATCAAGAGCCATTACGACGAAGAAGTGCTGTGGGCTTTTGACACTTTGCGCCCCTATTCGTATAAAGCCGATCTCGGACGGTTTTGTATTCTCAATGCTATTGGTGGATGGTACTTTGACATTGGCGTTAGGGCTGCCAATGCAGTGGAGATTGGTGATCGCATTAAGTTCTTGGCTTTTCGTGACATTCAACGATTCAGTTTTACTAGCTTTGCCTGTGCAACCACTGTTTTATACGCACAGCCGAATAACCATGCCTTGGCCATTGCTATTCGCCAAATTGTAGAAAACTGTAAGCGCAATTATTACGGCATCACTCCATTGTGCCCCACTGGTCCCACCTTGCTAGGGCAAGCGATTGCTAGGCATGGAAGCGATACTGATTACGTGTTTGGGGACTACCTTGAACTCACTCAAGCATATGATCAAAAGAATCGAGCTTTTGTGCTTCCTGATGGTACGATTTTGGCCTGGAGCAAGCCTGCTGGTGGTGGCGATTTAACTGGACTTGGGGCAACTGGCACCAATAATTACAACGAACTATGGCAAAAGAGGCAAGTGTATGATCACCGCTGATCTGACTATTTATGCTGGCTGCATCTTGAATGAACCAGTGAGGTGGTCTAGCGCGGCTGCTGTCGTGCCCGTATTGTGTGGCGCACAACGTTGGAGGGCAATGCCCGAACGGCTTACTTCCCGCATGGACGGTTCTGGCTGGGTATATGATAGCGGTCCCATGTCTATTGACAACGCATACTGGGCCGACTTGTCTTGCATCAATACCATTTTAAGGCTCACTGAAGACTGCCCCGACGCAACTTTGATCGGCAATGCCCAGTATCGTCGATCATGGCAGGAAGATGCCTTGGCACCTTCCAATATATATACATTGTATATACCAAATCCTGCGGAGTTTAATTGTTCATTGGAGCAGCAGTTTCGTGGTGGTCATGGCGGATTACCGGGATACGAAATGACCATGGAAGCAGCAAGTGCCGGTCTTTTTCCATTGTCTGCTGACCAGTTGAACAAGGTATGGCAGCAAAACATTTTTCATGGATGCCTCATGGCAAGAGGGCCAAAAGTCTTATACCACCCTTTCATGGACATGCTTTTGCATGATTTTTGTGTTCCACTGTGGAACAGGTACGAAGATCAATTTAAGCAACAACAAGGATACAATCGGCGTGGAATTGCTTTTATAGCAGAACGTTTATTCACGGCCATGGTCTTTTATCGAGACACCTTAAGTCTTGGCCCCATTGAAACTGCACCCATTGTTTTTCACGATAAATGAAGCATACTGTTCCTTTTGACCATTGGGTGATTGACGACTTTTTCCGCCCGGAACTCGCAAGACAATTAGAGAAAGAGTTTCCACCATTTGACAGCCAAATGTGGCTTCATTAC